GCCATTCAGTAAAAGCGGAAAAGTTTGCGTAACACAAGCCGTAGTAGGCGCACCCGGCCCTCTATCCACCCCCATGAGCCCGAGTTCCTTCTCAATGTGGGCGCCGCCTTTGCCCCCAAACCCTTCCTCACCAACCCACCTGGCCGCAGCATATAAATAAGCATTACCTAGAGCGGAGTTTCCTATATCGGCAGTCTTGCTGGGTACGAAATTATATACCGAACTGCCGGCGTACGAACTGGATCCACGCGTTCCGAACCCAATTAACGTTCGGCGTTCCATATCATATCATAGTTTAAAATATTTGAAGAGATTAGCTTGGGCCCAACCCGCAACCTCCCGTAGCCAACAGGAATTACTCCTCCTTGCGCCTCTATGGTTTCAGGCCCAGAGTAAAGGTAAGATTCGGATTCTATTGTTTTTCCGGTTTTTGGTTCCGGAACCTTAAATAAATCCTCCAGCCAAAGCGCTAAATAAATTTTACCCGCCGAAACAAGAACGGATCCCAGGAATCCCAGCCCGCCTTGAGGGGCAGGCATCAAATGGAAGCATTTAGTTTTATTTCTTAAATCAAAATGATCGCATTCTATAAATTTTTGCTTATCGTTTTTTATGCCATAATTCACTCCTTGTTCAGCGCAATCAATTATATATTTTTTGAATCCATCGAACATGGAGTCTAGGGCATCCATGCATTGGGCAGGCGTCGATATGTCTATATCGTGCTCCTTCCCGAATTTCTTTCCAAGATTGCCGTGTAGTACTACTTTTTTCATCCCTTTTCCCTAGTATATTACACGAAATCAGGATGTCTATATATTTTATAAATTTTATCCTGCCATCGCCCGTCAAGAAATCTTCTTGAGCTTATTTGCCCCTCGGGTTGATGTACAAATGATTCATTCCCTAGATATACGCCTGCATGAAGAGTTCGGTTCTCGGAAAACTTAAATACGAGAATGTCGTGTGTTCGCGGATCTTTATTAACTTCAATTAAATTCTTTTTAAATACTTTTTCAAGTAATTTATTTGCCTTCTTCGGCTCTCTTGGTATACAATAGTTTTTTATCCACCCAGATATATCTATGTCTAGAATCTGCTTGTAATAATCCCTAACTAAGCAGGTACATTCATGGAGATCTTCGACATACATTCTCCCGAAGATGTTTTCAGCATCGCAAGTCTCAGGGAAATGCAGGAAAAACTTTTTAGTTTTTAAACCGTAAATAATAAATGGAAGGCATAATTCTTTTGCGCAAATTTTGTCAAAAGACGAAGGGGCTTCCGTCTTCGATGGATGGCTGTGGAAGATTGCTAAAACATTGTGTTCCTGAGTGATTTTTAGAAATTCGTCACAGGATATTTTGAAATATTTTTTCTTGTTTATATGAGTATTTTTCGCCTGAATTACTTCTACTTCGGAAAGTTGATTTAAAATTAAAAAACCACAAGTTTCCTCATCTGGATTTAAGTTTGCAATTTCTTCTATATTTTGCTTGTAACTCATTCGAATTTATATTTAGAAACTCCGGGGAAAGCCCCAAATGGAAGCCCTTTAGTTCTCTCTTGGGCCTCGGGAGCCCCCGCTCCGTACCTTAATCTACAACCCTGCAAGTTCTTAGAACATTCATCTTTTACCCAATTTTCGGAATCAGTTCTAGGGTCGGACCTGGTTTTGTCCGTTAAGCAAATGAAAAGAGATGAGGGCTTAGTGAATGGGTTCGATTCGAATGGGAAAAGCTCGACGACCTGACCCCTGTCATAGTACTCCCCTGGAGACCATTGCACTATGTCGATGCTCGGGCCTGTCCTAATGAAGTCATCGCTGCCCAGAAAGCTATCAGCCCCAATAAGGTTTCCGTCATAACCCCCGTCTTTAATTTTTTTGTTATAAATATCAGCCGCCGGCTCGCCGTCATAGCCGCAACCGCGTCGACCTCTATAGGTCCAGCAACAATAGTCGGCCATTATTCTTCGAGCGGGAACATTAGCGCCCTCTAATTCAAGAATGGAAACCAACTCAAACTCTACAAGATTTTTATCCTCTTTTGTTTTTTGATTAACATAGTATTCATCAACTGCAAAAGTTTCATCAAAATCTGGAGCCCCGAACGGATTGACGCTGTTAGGAAAATTCACATCATCTATAAATCGAGCAAAAGTTTTTATCCTTCTTACTTTGTGCCCAATAAAGTCGTCAAAATATACCGCTTTAATCGACATAAATCCCATGTGGTTGCTTATCGTCATGCTCGGCCTCGGCAGCCTGCCGTCCCCTTTATACTCGAACCCTGTTGCCCTCATTGGTATGAAGTCGTATTCTTGTGAATTGAATACTATCTCTTTTTTAAAGCCATTTTCTCCCGCATGAAAATAATACCTTCCTTTTCCTTTGAGGTCTATTTGGTAAAGCTCAATAAGTGTAGATGGGTCAAGGTTGTGAAGCTCTGTATTGATTTTGGTTTTCATAAAATTAGCTTGGTGCTGCCTGGAATCTGAAGTTAACAACATCTGTTGGAGTCCCCACTCTAGTTAAGTCTACCCGAAACATACCGTTTGGCACATGCAGATCATTTTGTAGAATTTGAACATTCGCCATTTGTATATTCGCTAAAGACCCAACTACGGTATTGGTCTTGTCAACTACTACAGTTCCGTCTGTTTCCGCTATTTCAATTGGGCCATCCGGGAGCCAAGGTTTCGCAAAAAACGGCAGGCCGGCTCCATTATCGTTAAGATTAGTGGTTACTGTTGCTTTAGCCGCGCCTTCATCGTTAGACACGGGCCAATTTAAGTCTACAGGAAAATTAGTAGTCAGGATGCCTCCTGGTGCCCCAGCGCCATTCGCCGTATTGACAAGAGGTACACCCAACTCCGTGGGATTGTCTATTCTCTGAATAGAAGGCAACATAAATCTGTTGACGAGATCGGTGCCTGCACTTGGCCAAGCATAGGTTATTCTCCCATCTGATGTGACGGTTAATCTCTTGGCCCCAAGACCCATATCAACTCTAAAAAAGTCAAGGGAATCAAATGCCCTAGGCGAACCAAGAGACAGGGCGGGATTGGAGCGAGGGTCATTACACAAAGCCTCCAGTGAGAACTTCCGGGGGGTGCCTGCTCCTGGCATAAATGACTGTCCTGATTTTGCAAAGAACATCTGCACTTGAAGAGCCGCCGGGGCCGTAGCAGTAGAAGGATAGGCTGTCCCCGAAAATCCAGACGCAAAGTAAACCTGCCACGCCTCATCATCGTCACCCCAAGCCCCAGGAGAGCCTTCATGTATGTCACCACGATAACTAACTCCCGCAAAACCCTCCTTGCTCGGAGCTGACTGCATATCATTATTTATGAAGTAATTCAGTGACATGTTATGGCTAGGGTTTCCAATGGTTTGAGCGCCAAGCGGGGCACCCGTGGTTTCATTGAATAGTTTCCAATTTCCTTCGGGTGGATTGGTGGGATCGCCATTTCTTTTAATAGCCCCGCCAAGAGTTCCCCCAAAAATATAAGGACTGGTTACGAGTTTGAACCAAGTATTTATGTTATTAAAATTGCCGTCTGCCGTGGCGTTTTGTATTTCGGTTATAGTGGACGAAAGTGCATACATAAGCTTACGCTGATCGTAGTCCGCTATCCGCGTTGTCCCCGACAAAGAATCAGCCATGAACTTTATTAAGGAAAATAGGTCTTGTGGCTGCGCTGCATATAAAGCCCCAGTAGTTGCATATCTTTTATGAGTAGAGTATAAGAGCGCTGAACTCTCAAAACAAGGATCTGGTATGGGAGGCAAATTGATATCTGCTTGCGTAGCAAAAAAGCTCCCCCGCGTAAATCCATCAAAGGTAGGAATGTCGCATAATAGCTCCCCGGATATTGTAAAATAATTTTTGCACTGAGGAAACCCTAGGTCTCCCGGCATGACCGATATTCTTGCATTCCAGGCATCTCCCGTTGGGTCTGCGGGGGTCCCTACATTAGCATTATCCATATCTCCCGTAAGGGGGTGCCACCACGTGTTTATCTCCCACTCTTCGTAGGGCTCTAAAACTTTAGGTAATTCAGTCAAGGGGTCCCTAGCGTCGTAAACCCCGGTACCGCTAAAATAAGGAAAATTAATAATAGTAAACCTTCCCGACTCCGGATTAGTGAACCCCGTAATATTTAAAGGCATATTACAGGTATTTATTATAGTAATATACTTCCCGGATTGTATAAGAGGATTCTCACTGCAGGCATCGCTGCTCCCCTTTGGGCACACCCCTTGGGGGGATAAGCAAATTCCTGAATCTACAGTTATAAATGACATGTCTTTACGCTGCTGTATTAAAGGGTTGAAATCCTATTTGTGTATGTAGAGGTCGTCTCTATAACGTTAGCCGTATTCGCCTGCCTTATCCGAACTGCGAATCCTTGCACCATAAAGCCTTCTGGATCATTGAGCATCTCCATCATTAAGGATTCAACAACCGTTATTTTTGGGCCCGTTCCCCCATTGAGTTGATTCTCCCATCCCAATCGATACTGTACGGGGGTTATTTGAAGTGTCCGAGTACCCGTATACGTGTCCGCTCCGTCTGTCCAGGTTGTGGTTGAGGGATAAGCGTAAGCCGTCCCAGGCCCCATCACGCCCATGCCGTACGTCTGCGTGCTCTGGAAGTCACCTTTTCCCGCAAACTCAAACAGGACGTCATCACCAGGGGCCCCGATAATACCTGGATCAAAGAACTCTAAAACTATGTCGTTTAAATAAACCGACCCTGCTTGGTCGCCTAGCGCATCCGAAAGCCACTTGGGTGGGTTTTCGAGCGTCCATTTTCCAATCACAGGGTTTGCGGTTAGCGCGGTGTCTCTCGCCATTTCCTCGCCCCCTTTGGCAAAATACCAGTTAGGAAACTGACTTACACCAAACTCCCAGTCAGCGGTGGTGTCATGTCTCCATTGCTCTCTAGCCTGGCCCCCTGGGGTGTAAACCTCAGTAGCATCGTCGCTAGTTACGCTTCCAGCATAGTATTCCGACGATGTCCAAATAGGCGCGGGAGGTACGATCACGGGAGGAATCGTTGGGGCCACAGCCCCCCCCATTCTCCTTCTGTTAACTTTTGCTTCTTTGGAAACTTGAGTAAATACGTTGAAGTTTACACTCCCAAAGCATTCAGTTCCCCTTGCGCTCCCGTCGTCGGTTTCTACAATTAACTGGAGCTCCTCCATGGCCCCGAATATCTGATTGGTTATTACAACAAAAAATAAATCTAATGACTCGCCTGGCTGCAGAATCGGAAGATGACTATAGTCTCCCCCTACGTTTCCGCCATGGACATTTCCGATGTTTAGGTCAAGAACTTCCAGGGCCGGTGTTCTGGATGTATTAGAGGCAGGACTAGAAGCTCTAACGAACTTATCTTTGCAAAAAATTCCCAGATTATCGCAGCCTTGATTGTTGCCCCATGTAGAGGAAATAAGAGAATCCCCGCCAGGGTTATCTACATCATGCCTAACGCCGTCACGCCATAATTGAAGCCATTTATTTGGGGTTACTGGATCTGGGATGTTTCCCGACTTCCACAACCATGGAACATCTATATCCGGGGATGGCCAGTTGGGGTTATTGGGATCTGCTTTATACTGACCCCCCGTATTGCTCTCCGGGGCAGTTTGGGTGCCGCCCGCTACCACCTGTTTAGTGATGCCGTCAACGTCAAATATCCCCCCCGTTCTCTTGGTGGTCCACTTTGGTCTATCCGTATCACTTCTGAAACTCACTATTGTATCTTTTACGGTCATTGGATTGGGTCCGCAATTTTTGATATTTACCGAGAAGTAGTTGTCGTCCCCGGTGTCTTCAGTAAGCTGCATGATGATATTAATCATTTTAATTAAGTCAGCAGTCTGACCGGCCTGAAAAAACAGTGCTTCTGGTGGGGTTCCGAAGGTACTAGCATATGATGCTACGATGGCGGGCTTAGCGCCGCCAGGTATTACAACCGAAAATACTGTTGTAGGGAGAGGCTCATTTACCCATGCAGGGGGAGCTCCTGCGTCCCTAAAGTCCGGATCATACCCTCTTTCGATAATTTGGTCCCGAACCGTTCTGTTTCCAATGTCACTTAGCGACCCCCCTACGCCATCTCCCGCCATGCCGCCAAGCGCAACCACTGCGTTTGCATAGTTTTGTCGATGAGGTCCATCTGCAGTAAGTCTTACTGCTTTACTTCCTCCGAGATCTCTGAACTTCTTGCACTCGGCTAATCCTGAGTCCCCACGCCCATCAGTAAGGAAAATTACTATCCTGTTCTTTAAATAATAGCTGCGCAAAGAACTATGAAGCACATTCCCAGCGCTCACCATTGGAGCGTTAAAGCTCGTACCACCGGCATCGGCTGGCGTCATTCGTGATACTATTGTTTTTTTGTTGTATCCGCTGGGAGCCGGGCTAAGCGGGTTTGATACAGTAGCCCCCGTATTGAATTTGATATACGCTACATTAACCCTTCTTTCATCTACTTTTATTGCAAAATTTTGTAGACCGGATAAATCGTAGCCGTTATTCGCCATGTCTTCATCGGTTACAATTGCCCCGCCATATATTGTTCGAAGTGCAACAGGAACGGAGTTCCACGCCGAAACATAGTTATAGTCGGAATTTGCGTCGTTTCGATAAGTGCATATTAATTGCCTACACATCGCTGCCGCTGTTCCAGACTTTCCGCCTCCCATGCTACCAGAAATATCCATGCAGATTACTACATCACTAGCCCTTACCGTCGCATTATAATCCACTCCACTCGTAAACTCAGCCCCCAGCTTGGCGGTAGCACTAGACGATTCGGGGCATATTGTATATTTCGCCAAGTTGGGTATATATTTTGAACTAATGCAGGGATTAAATATGGAAAGGCCAAATACATCAAAAGGCTCCTGGGTGACGCCGGATGGAGTTTCAATAAATGTAGCTGTAATCAGATGACAATCCTTGAACCTTATTTCATGTGTCCACTCCGGACAAAAGAACATTGAAATTCTTTTTTCACACAAGGTGGCCTCGGGGGTGTCCCCTTTAATGTAGGGCCTAGGAAGCTGAAACCTAAACCTCCTATAACCTAAATGCTGTTCAAGAAATAATAGAATTTCTTTAGCCTCCTCTTCGGTTCTATATTGAAACTGCACCTGCAATGTAAAGAGATTTTGATTAGGGCCTACTTTGTATAATTTTTTATAATAATCAACGAAAGATATACCTGCATGACGAGGCTGCTGGGCAATGTCTAGAGCATAAGAAGCCTTAAAAGGAAAACTTCGAAGTCGAAGCCAGGGATACCATAGAACTTCTTGAGGTTTATCGAGGTAGATGCTTTGTTGTCCAGTTACGCAAGGTATAAGAATGGGAAAAAACGGAGTTATCGCTGAATTTATCGTAAAGGTTTCTAGCGGCGTTATGGTTATGGTGGTCGATGCAAAGGTTACGACTGAAGACAGCGTTACCTTCCTATAGTTCTGTAGGTAGAAGATCCTATCATTTCCCTCCGCATCGGTTGTTTCAACTTGAGATACTCCTGTGGGAAACTGCACTCCAAATGATTGGCAATTCTCACTCCCTACAGAAGGAGGGACCCCGCCATTGGCATCAGTAGAAGTATAGATAGACAGTGTTACTGGAACTCCCTCTACAAACTGTTGAGAATATGGCGCCGAACCGCCAAATTTAATATATGAAAGAAAGTCTAGCCTGGGATTGTATGCATTATGCGACGACACGCTACTTAACGTACTTCCGTATAAATTCTCAAAGCTAGCACTGATTGAGTGATTATTGCGGGCATCTACATTATCCTTGAATTCCCTGCAGACATAGTGCTGCTCATCCTTATAGGGTTTCCCAATGGAAAACTTAAAAGACCCTACTTCGGATAGCTCGTTTCTATTGCCTGTGTAATCTAAATTATATATACCTTGGTATTGAAAATACTTTTCCTGTAAAAAATGGATAATTGCACGCGCTTCTTTGTCGTTTCTTTCGTCAAACTTTAGGCTTAGCGACATTGGCAGAGCATTAATTTCTTGCGCAATGTCAAACCTTTCTCCTTCTTCCTTTTCAAGCGTAAAATTGGTTCCCCGAAAGGATGCCGAAGAGCCGTAAGAAGGGCGCCATAAAAAATCCTGTGTCCATTGAGTTGAGCTTGAATTATTCGGTTCGTTTGCCGCGCTGGAGGCGTGAGTATCTACGCAATAAAAATAAGGATGCGCGTTAATTAGTTTCCGATTTTTGAACTTAAATCCGCCGCCGCTATAGCCGTATACGAATAGCAAAATTTTTGCTTTGACTGCATTCGCAGGAATAGACTTTTCGGGAACCAGTTTTTCCACCAAAAACCATTCCTTGTGGGACACTTGATCTGAGGATATCGCCTTAATCGAATTCCTTAAATCTAGGGACCCTAATTCGATATTTGCATTGTCGTAAAAATTAACTCCTACCCCTATGGCGTTTGTTAAGGCTCCATCTATTTTTACCCCGGCACCAGCTATGTTCGCGGAGATTAATAAATTGGAAACGGGGTCCAGGAGCGAGGTCGATTCTGTAGTTTTTTTAACATACGCGCTCACTACGAGCGGCTTCTTTGGGTTAATGGTGGCAAAGCTTAACTCTACAGAGGCATCAGCACTTATTAGATTCTCCAAATTGTCCTCCCATATGCTGTCAATTTTTACGATATCATTGACAGCATAGGCTTGCCCGCTCTTCCAGCTGCTTACTGTTATATCCATTACCTGTAAGACTGTCTAACGTTAACAGCCCCCTGTAGATGCTCTCCGTCTGCGACGCTGAGAGAATTTTTCTCCACTACCCCGTATATGCTAAATTGAGACAACGTCCCAAAGCTTTCATCCGGAAAGCCCTTAAACCCCATATCTTTTACCAAGACAGTAATTTGGGCCCTCTCCCCTGATAGTTTGAGATATGGATTTAGATTATTCCCTTCCAATGAACATTCTATTTCTGTATTCTTTTTCGACGCTCTCACGGGGACCTCTCCTTTCAGGTCTGCATTGCCTCCTGTAGGGATTTCGAAATCGTATCCCCTCTCGCAGGAAATGGAATAGTTAAAACTAGTCAGAGAGTCCATTCCCACCCCCTCGATTCCGGAAATTTCGGTTCCCACTGCGTGGGGTAATGTCTTTTGGCGATTAAAGTTAGGGCTGTTATAAAAATTATCTATATTATTCTCATCATATCTTAAAGCGCCAAACACTTTTATTGAGGCTTGTGCCATATATGGGGAAAAGGCCCTTACCGAAAAAGACAAAGCCTCCAGATAGGCATTATCAAAGAAAAAGTTGCCGAAAAAACCAGTAATTCTTGCTTCATTTACCCGAGGATATGAATCCTCGCTCAAAAGCCCGGTTAAATTAAAAAAGGATTGCAAGGTGCCAGTGTTAATAAAAAAATTGACATTCAGATTGCCGCCTATAGGGCTCGGCGTCGAGTAGGCCCTTGTAACCTCGATCTCCCCATTTTGGAGGTCCTCGTCAAAACTTAAGGTTAAATTCTTTTCAGCTCTTACCTCTACATAATGGTCGCCAGGAGAAGCCCCTGAATTGATATATAGCTGGTTTCCGGTGGGGAATGAAATAAGTGTCCCGCTCTCTAGTTTTTCCATGGAGCTCGGCAGAGGCAGCGCTGGCCCATAAGGGCTCCCTAGCAATAATTGCTTAATCTCTCCTGCGGCGAAATTAACATCCCCCGTTGATGTGAATCCCAGAACATGATCATCAAGGAATCTTTTGGTTGCCAAGCTTTGATCTAGGTTTAAGGATACCCCTCTTCCGAAGATAAACTCTGGGGCGTTGCCCAGGGAACCTATTACAACAGGGACATCCTCGTATCTTATATATTGTGACATTACCTTTTATTATAATAA